TCACTGACGGGCGTCTCGCCAGGCGCGACCGAGCTTGGCCGCCGTGACGCAGCTGGTGCCCGCACGGCAGGTGGCGCACTGCGCGGTATGCCCTATCCACACGCGGTAGGAGGCCCGGCCGATGATGGCTGCGTGGAGGGCCTGCGGGTCGACCAGGAGGCCGCTGCCGTCCGGCGGCCGTACCCAGTAGGTGCCCGGCGGCTCGAGCCTGTCAGGGGCCGGAGTGCCCAGCCAGCAGGCAAGGCCCAGCATCTCGGTGTGCGGGCAGTCCCAAGTGCGGCCCGCGCTCACGGGCACCAGGAAGTAGACGGTACGGCCGCCGGGGTCGTGGATGACAGGACCGTCGATCTCGGCGGCCGCGGCCAGGCCCTCGTGCTCATGGGTTTTCACGGCGCACCAGCGGATGCCGAGCGGGAGCAGGACGAGGCCAACGGACCGCATCCAGCGGTCGGCGTGGCCGCGGTCCGGGTCGGCACGGGCGAGCCATGCCGCCGCGGCGTCGGATGCTGCAGGCATGAGTAATCCCCTCACACGGTGGGCGTGTGAGGGGATGATTGCTCACTGTGATGTGGGCTGCGCCCACACTTTGTGAGCATGATTCCCGCCCGAATCGCTTGACAGGCCGTCAGACTCCAGCCCACCGAGCGAAGCCTGCCACCGAATCGTCCGAGTGCCGGTCCAGCCGGACCAGTGCAGCCGCGGTGCTGCGCGTGGTCGGGTGGAACCGCGTGTGCACGGGCGAGATGCCCCGGGCGGTCGCCAGGTCAGCGAACGCCCCGGCCCGGTCGCCCTCGGCCAGGCGCGCCGCCGCGACGTCGATGTGGTGGTGGCTCGCCCGCTCCTTCGCAAGGTCGCGCGGCAGCTCCCACTCCGTACGGTCCTGCTCCGCCCCCCATTCCCGTAGCCTCGCCACCGCCTGCTCCGTGTCCCCGGCGTCGATCAGCGCGGCGACCTCGTGGATCCGCACGTTCGTCGGCCCGAACGACATCTCGTACGCCGTGCTGTCTGCGCCCAGGATGCCGGCGGCCGCGCGGGCCTCCGCGAGCCGCTGCGCCGCCTGATCGGGCCGGCCGTCGCGGGCCTCGAGGATCGCGAGCTTCAGCAGGATCGCGCCCTGCACGGCCAGCTGGGCGGTGCTCAGCGAGGCCTCGGGGGCCAGGCGCTCGACCTCCTGCTCCAGCTCCTCGAGGAGGCGGCGCGCCGACCCGTACGCGCCCATGCGGATCATCGCCCCGGACCGGAGGTAGGCGGCGGTGACCTGCATCAGCGGATCCCCGACCGGTCGGCCGCCCAGTGCACCCGCTCCACCGCCGTCAGCGACAGGTCGTGATACCCCAGCTTGTGAGCGAGGCTGTTCGTGGCCCGATAGGCACGGGCCAGCCACCAGTAGGCGCGCTGCTGCTCCTCGCCGCGCGCGGTGTGGGCGACGTGGGTCAGCTCGGCCAGGAGACCGGGGAGGAGTGGGCCCATGCTGACGTACTGGCCGTCCTGCCGCATCTGCGTGACGTGGTCCATCTCGGCGGCCAGGACGGCGAGGGGGCGCGGTGCTGTCGGCAGGTCGTCGGGGTTGTCGTAGGTGAGGAGTATGCGGCGCAGCTCGGGGATGACGGCCTGGACCTGGTCCTCGGTCTCGGCCCCGTTGATGAAGGGCTGGCCGGTGAGACGGTCCGGGCCGACGCTGAGCGCCTTGGCGATGCGGGCGATGAGCCCCGAGGACGGGTTCCGGGTCCCAGCCTCGATCTTCTGCAGCAGGCTCGGTGAGATGGTGACGCGTTCGGCCAGCCTGCGGACGGTGAGCTGCCGTATCTTGCGCACTTCGCGGATGCGCTGGCCGACGTGGTGTGTGGTCATGCCCTGCCCCTGTACGTCTGTCCGGGCTGCCAGAGTACGAGAGCAGGCGGGCGCCGCGGCGTCCCGTACGTAAACTCTCCGCCCCAGAGACGTACGATTCCGGCCATGGCTGACATCGACATCCCGAGCACATCCTCGCCCTGGAGCGGACCGCGTGGGCGGAGTAGGAGGCGGGCGCCCTGACTCTGGCCACGGCGGACGCGGTGCAGGCCGCGTACCGGGAGCACGCCGCAGCCACCGAGGGGCTGTCCCGGCTGGCCCTGGAGATGGCCACCAAGCGCGCCATCCGGCACCCGGCATGAAGAAGGGCCCCACCGCCGCGAGGCAGTGGGGGCCGGGGCTCGGGTCAGCGGAGGAGAGCGATCAGGGCGGTAACGGTACCGCCGACACCGGCGAGGACGCCGATCGTGGGGAGCGGCCACCGGGCCCTCTCAAGGACAGTGACCCGCGCCTCGAGCTCACCGACTTCCTTCTCTACCTGGGTGGTGCGCTGCAGCGACGTATCAAGACGCCCGTTCAGCGTGGCAAAGCCGGTGTCCACAGCCCCGCGGAGCCGCTCGAGTTCGACAGCGACCTGAGTCGACTCCTGTGGCGTCACCACCTACACCCCCGGGGGAGGGATGCCGGGTCGGCCGTCGCGGGCAGCGTCGACGCCGTACCCTTCCGGCCCAGCCGCCCCGCCACCCAGCTCTTCGCGGAGGCGAGGACCAGGGCGACCGGGGCCGCCCACCACACCGGGACGTCGGCCAGCTCGACGACGGCCAAGCCGAGCGCGGCCTGCGCACCCGTCCACGCGGAGCGCTCCGCCAGGTCCAGCAGAAGCTTGTGCATGATCGTTTCTCCTCAGGTGCTGATGTCGACGTCGACCTTGACGACCGCGTCCCGGATCGCCTGCTGCACCGCGGCCACCACCGTGCCCGTGTCCGCGCCCTTCCCGACCTGACCGGCCAGCGCCGTGATCGCCGCCGTCTGCGCGGCCACCGTCCGCTGGAGGGTGGCGACCTGCCCGTAGATCGCCCGCAGGTAGCTCGCCGCCCACCACGTCGGGTTCTTCTCCCGGTCGGGCGCGGTGTCCGGCGCCGCGACCGGCGCCTCCCACACCGCGGTAGCCACGTCCTTCTTCGTCAACCCCACGGGGGCCTCCTTGTTGGTGGTCTTGCCGGTGGCGCGGGCGACGATCCCCGGGAACACCACCTCGCGGAACTGCTTGATGCGGGCCGGGCCCGGGCACGCCGTGCCCGACGTCGACCACTGCGGGAACATCGAGTGGTAGCCGAACCCCGGGTCGGACTGGGTGCGGCAGATGCGCAGCGGGATTCCGTGCCGCTGATGCGCCCACACCCCGAGCTTGATCAGCTCCTCCACCTGCGAGGCGTTCCACGGGTCCGTGGCCTTCGAGTTCGACGCGGTCTCCACCGAGATCGCCCCGGTCCCGTCGCTCCTTCGGTTCGCGCCCGCGTTCGCATCAGCCCGGGTCTCGGTGCCGATGTACTGGGCGATGTCCCGCTCCCCGTACCCGATCCCGAAGTGGGACTCCAGGTTGGTGGAGTCACGCCAGTACTCGTAGGTTCGGCGGGCCGTCCAGTTCGCGACGATGCTGTGCACGATCAGCTGCGTCGGCCGGATCGCCTGCTGCTGATCCGACTCCGGCTGCAACTCCATCTTGGTGGCACCGGGGTACCAGGCCATGAGGCCTCCAGACATGCAGACGCCCCGGGCCAGACGGCGCGGGGCGAGGGTGGGCAGGGTGGTCAGGGGATCTCGTACTCGATCTGCCCGGCGATCCAGCCACCGGCCGTCATCGTGATCCCGGCCGTGGCGAGGTTCGAGGTGACCTCGCCGGACGACCCGTACAAGGCGTAGGTGTTGACGGTGGAGCTGGAGTCGGCCAGGTACATGAACCCGCTGCGCCAGGTGCCGCTGCCCTTGTTGAGCATCAGCACCCCGGACCAGCGCATCCCGCCGAGCGAGGCGGGCAGCACGGGCAGGCTGAGCACGGGCATGTTCCCGCTGGTGGACGATCCCCAGTTGAGGGTGAACCCGATGAGGACCCGGTCCCTAGCCACCTGGTACCGGGCCTGCAGCGACCCGTTGCCCAGGGTCGTGTTCGTCAGGGTGGGGGTGTACGAGGTCCAGTCCCCGCTGATGGAGTTGAGATGGTCGGCGGTGATCCGCATGCCGGGCAAGGACAGCGCCACGGTGGCCTCCTACAGAGCGATGATGGCGGGGCGGGTGAGGCTGAGCGCAGCCCCGGCGGCGTGGGACTTGACGATGCCGTTGACGGACCGGACGACCGTGAACGTCTGCGGAGAGCTGGCCCCGGTGATGGCGGTGACAGTGACCTCCTCGCCCCCGCACATCACGGAGAACGGGAACAGGCTCGGGTGCGCGGCCGACGTGATCCACAGTTGCCCCGCGGTGACCGCGACCTGCCACGACGTGGCGGACGAACTGACCCCCGCGGCCAGCTCCGAACCGTCCGTGTCCGCCCGGGCCTCCTCGACCACACCGACCTGCCACGGCCCGGCCGGTACACAGTTCATCGCCAGGGTCCACTCGTGCTGGTCGAGAGTCTCGGTGTAGCCCAGGACGTGCTGGTCGATCGCACCGGGCGGCAGCCACGGCGGGGGGTTGCTGATCTGGATCCGGTCCCCGAGGTCCAGGGCCAGGACGTCGTTGATCAGGTTCGTTGCGGCGTGCAGCCACACCGAGATCGTCGGATAGCGGGCCTCGTCCCAGGTGCCCAGATGCATCCGCCAGTTGGCGATCTGCTCGGGCTGGTCGTCGTTGTACAAGGACAGGGTCAGTGCCTCGTCGTACGGGCCGACCCCGGCGGGCGGAGGCAGCACCGACAGGGGGCCCGTGCCCATGACGGCCCGGCCGGAGGACCCACCAGCCCTGCTGATCGTGACGTCGTTGCGGATGCGCTGGTCGTCCTCGACGGGCTCCAGCGGCGGAGGGACCTCGCCGGGCGCAAGGTAGTTGAGGGCCAAGGCGGCGGGCTGGTTGTAGAGGGTCTTGCGGTCCCGGTAGACGAGGCCGGTCCGGTCGTGCCGTTCGTAGAGGATTCCACCGTCCGCATCCTGGATTCCCTCCAGGAGTTCGAGGAGAGTGGCAGGGCGCTGGGGCCCGAGCCGAGTGGACGGGGTAGTGCGGTTCTCGCCGTAGCCGACGAGGTCGACAGTGGCGGCCTCCTCCGCGCCGAGGCGGGCGATGCGCGCGAGCGCGGTCTCTCCGAGGAAACCATCGTCGGCACCCTCGAAGATCTGCGTGGTAGGGGGCACACCGAGGACTCCGTTGCCGGGGGTGGAGAACACGGCAAGGTGCCCCACGGCCAGGCCTTCCAGAGCCGAGCCCCAGGTGGCGGACACCTCCCCGACACGGCCCTGCCCGGTGGTCGGGATAGTGCCCACGTAGTACCACTGGTTGGTGGTCACGTCACGCCACGTCGCCTGGACCTGGGTGACGCCGCCCCCGGCATCACCGGTATAGACCGCCAGTCGGTTCCACTTCCCGACGAACGCGGCGAGGGCACCGGAGCTGGTGAGAGAGAAGGCGTTGAGGACCCCGCCGTCCGCGTCCTGGGCCTCAAGCCGGATCGCGGATGTAGACGCGTAGAGGACCACCCAGCGCATCGCCGCCCCGGTAACGCCGATGCGCAGTACCTCCGTCTGCACGGCTGGGAGCGAGGGCATGTTGTACACCCACTCGATCTGCCACCCCGTGGAGGGGGAGGCAGGCGGGCGCGCGGTCAGGGTGGTGGGGTTGCGGGCGGTGGGCAGTGGGGCGGATCCGCCGAGGGTGTCGTCGGCCGCCCAGTCGGCGCCGGCCAGGACCAGCGGCCGGACGCCGGGCACCGGGCTGTAGGCCTGGGTGCTGCCCGGCGGCTGGTCCTCTTCCATCGGCCAGTACGCCAGCAGCCCGGACGCCGACGGGATCCGTCTGCGCAGCGTGGACTCCAGGGCTTTGCGTCCCTGGCCGAGACGGCGGGTGGTGCCCGCTGCTTCCACGGGTACGTAGATGTCCTTGCCAGATACGTCCCATCGGGCGGGCCAGGAGCTGACCTCGCCATGGAACCGGTACTGCCGGTCCGTGACGGAGGCGTCCGGGCCGAGGGTCCACGTACGGCCGGCGGTGTCCGTCCAGCTGGTGGTGCCCTCGGGCTGGGCACGGGCGTCGAACGCGGCGACGAGGGTGCCGTTGATGCCGTCGCGAACCTCGGCCCTGGAGCATCTCCCCACTACCGGCAGCCTCTGGATCGCGCCGTCGACGTGGCGCGGGGCGATGGTCAGAGGGGAGGTGCCTGCGTACGGAGAAAAGGCGGGTACGACGACGGTGCCCCCGGGCAGCGGGGTCCACGGGCCGTCCATGGTTGGTGCCCAGTAGTGGTTCCAGAGACTGTTCCCTGCACCGTCGTTGGGCACCACGGTGGTCAGCAGTGCGGCGTGCCGGGGGATCGCGGGCAGGGCCCGGGCTGCTGAGTATCCGGCGGTCCCGTCGTAGGTGACCTGCTGGTAGAGATAGCCGTCCTGGATGCGCATGTGGTAGGAACGCTGCCCTGCGTTCCCCACTTGCCGATCAGCATCTGAGCAGCAGGGGAGTACCAGTCGGCTTCTCCTTCCCACCGCAGGTCCAGCGGCCCGGTGATGTCCAGGGCCGCAGTGTCCGGTGTGGTGGCGTAGGAGTCGGCGGTGCCCGTCAGCTGGAGGTAGGACTCCGGCCCCGGTACGGACACCCGTACCGGGGTGTTGCGGCCGATCAGCCCGTAGTACGGGGAGGAGGGGTTGCGCGGGCTGTACTTGCCCAGCCGGTTGTTGAACTCCAGGGAGCACTTGCTGTGCTCCAGGGCGGAGGCCTCGTCGGCGGCCCCGCGGGTGATGGTGATCGGGGACCTGGTGTAGGTGTCGGCCGTGACATCGGTCCAGGCCCCGCGATCCCCAGCTCCACCCGCACATCCAGCGGCGTCTGAGGGAACACCATCAGCTGTTCTCCTTCCCGTACCCGAACGTCTTCTGCACGCTGCCCCTGCCGTCCTTGCGGACGATGCCGCGGATCAGCCGCTTCGCTTCCTCCGGCCCGGCGAACTCGATCCGCACCACCTGCACACCGCCGCCCGCAGTGAGCAGCGGGGCGGTCGGCCGGGCCGGGGGCGCAGCCGTGGTGGGCCGGGCGGGGGGCTGGACCATGTCGGCCATCGCCGCGTCCAGGGCGCCCTGCCCGTCGGCCATGCCCGACACCACACCGGCCGGGACCATCGCCCCGACCTCGGTCGCCATCAACCGGCTGGGGGACTTGATCTTCAGGGCCTTCTTGATGGCCCTCGTCATGCTGGCGGCGATGGACGCCATCTGCTTTTCGATCGCCTGCTGCTGGGATCGCAGTCCCTTCACTAGACCCTGGGCTGCCTGGATCCCCGCCCCGTACATGGCCGTGCCCGCGGTGTTCCCGGCGGCGGTGGCCGCGCCGACGAGCTGAGACTGGGTGGCGTTGATCTGGCTGATCTCGCTCTTCGACGCCAGGGCCAGGGCGGTGGCCGCGGCCGAGCCCTGCTCGACTCCGGCCTGCGCGATCTGCGCGATCAGGTCTGAGCGCACTCCCTTCTTCCGGAGACTCGCCAGCTGGGCGGCGAACGTGCGGGCCTGGTTCATCTTCGCGGTGAGCTGGGCCAGGATCGTCTGCGCGCCGACCGGCCCGCCGCTGGAGTTGGCGGTGATGTTGGCCGCGTCGAGGACCCCCTTGCGGACGTCGTCGGCCAGCTTGTCGCGGGCCTTGATCTGATCGGCCAGCGCCTTCGTCGCCGTCTTCATCCGGGTCGCGAGCGCCGCCTCCCGGTTCGCCAGGGCTGCCAGTTGCTTCGACCCGGAGGACACCTTGGCCAGCGCGGAGGAGCGGGCCTTGCCGGGGGCGAGGGACTTGCGGACGATCCCGGCGACCTTGTCGGCCGCGGCCCGTACCTGCTTGGCCGAACCGGTGAGCCCGACCGCCAGGCCCCGGCCGATCCACTTGCCCTGCTCCGCAGTGACCTTCGAGGGGCTGGCGATCCCGAGCGCCTTGGCGATCGGGCCGGGGACCATCCTCTTGGCAAACCCCATCAGCTGGCTCTTGAGCCAGCCGCCCATCGAGGAGATGCCCCGCCACAGACCCTGGACCACAGCGACACCCTTGGAGTGCAGCAGGTTGCCGAGGCTGGACAGGGCGCCGAGGATCCGGCCGGGCATCCCCCGCACGTAGGCGATCAGCGCACCGACCTTGGCGATGGTGCCCGCCTTGATGCGGTCCCAGTGGCGAAGGAAGTACGACACGATGACCCAGCCGGTAACGAAGGACAGGATCGTGACGAGCGTGCCCTTGACCTTGGACCAGATCCAGGTGAACGCGGCACCGGTGTACTGCTTGATCTTGTCCCAGTTCGCGATGATCAGGACGACGAGGCCGATCACGGCGGCGATGACCCAGCCGATCGGGCCCATCGCGATCAGCCACTGCGCGGCCATGACGACCGCCCACGCCACCGCCCGCGCGGCCATCATCGTGAACTGGATCGCCGCGGTGGCCCCGGCCCGTACGACGGCGGCGATCCACGTGCCGATCGAGACGAGCGCGGACCCGACCCACGCCGCCGAGGTGGTGGCCGCCGAGACGACCGCGGCCCCGGCGATCCGGGCGTAGGCCATGAGGCCGACCGCCATCATCCGGGTCCACCCGGCGACCGCCCGCCACGTCGTCGAGTTCAGCACGGTCGTTGCGACCGCGGCGATTGCGGAGTACGTGGCGTAGATCTTCTGCGCGACGCTGACCGCCACGATGACCCCGGCCAGGGTGCCCAGGGTGTAGAGCAGCGGGACGACCGCCCCCTGGTTCTGTATCCCGAAGGTCACGATCCCGGCCGCGACCTGGGCCAGCTCGGTGAGCGCAGTGTTCTTGAACTTCGTCAGGGTGTGGGTGGCGGTGCCCTCCACCCGGTCGACCAGGCCCTGCGTCTTTCCGGCAGCGTCGTCGAGTCCGACGGCGGCGAACCCGCCCGCCTTGCCAAGACCGATGAGCGACATCTTGGCGTCCTCGCCCGGGCCGCCCATGAGCGCGGCGGACAGGCGGGTGGCGTCGGTCTGGTTCTTCACCTTCGACAGGGCGACCACGATCTGGTCGAACGCCTGCGTGCCCTTGCCAGAGTTGATCATGGCCTGGATCTTGTTGACGTCCAGGCCCAGTTCCTTCAGCGGCGCCTTGACCGCGTCCGTCTCCGCGATGCGCAGGTTGAACTCCTTGACCGCGTCGCCCAGCTTGTCGATCTCGAAGAGGGGGTTCTTCGCGGCCTCGGTCAGGGCGCCCATCATCTGCGGTCCGGTGACGCCCAGCTCCTGGAAGAACCCGGCGTACTCGGTGACCAGGAGGGGGATCTCCGTGGCCATCTCCTGCGGGAGCTTCTGGGCGGCGGCGGTGATGAGGTCGAACGCCTCGGTCCCGTCCTTCGCCATGCCGGCCTTCATGAGCGACCCGGCCGCCTGGGTGGCCTGGCTCAGGTCGAACTCGAAGGTGTCCGACAGCACCTTGGCCTGGGTGGTGAGCTTCTGCAGCTCGGCCGAGGAGGTGTCCCCGACATCGACCATGGAGGAGGCCACTCCGCGCAGGGCGACGGCCGCCTCATCCACGTTCGCTGTGAACCCGGACGCGAACACGTTCCCGGTCACCGCGCCGATACGGGCAGCCTCGGCCTGGTTCAGGTCCAGCTGGTTGGCGAGCTTGGCGTTCGCCCCTTCCATCGAGAGGGACGTCGCGACCCCCACCCCGAGTGCTGCCCCGATGCCGGCGCCGATCGTCGCTGCGGCGGCGCCCATCCGGTCGCCCATCCGCTCCACCACACCGGACGCCCGGTCGCGCGCCACGAGGTTGAACACGAGGGAGGTGTCAGCCACGGGGCCACCCCCTCTCGGTTCACTTGTTCATGGCCTCGTCGGTGGCCTTTTCGTACGCGTCCAGCCAGTCGAGTGCCGCGTCGGTCTGCTCGACGGTCATCAGCTCCCACTGCCACGGCTTGATGCCGAGGAGGTGGGCGGCGTTACCGAGCTGCTTCAGCCGGCGATCGGCAGCTCCGCTTTTCCCGCTGCCTCGACGTCGTCGTACGCGTCCTCCATCGCGGTGTCGATCTGCTGCAGGGCCGCCGCCAGCTCGTCCCCGTGGAGCGCGCCGAGGATCCCCTCGCGCATCTCCTGGTACTCCTGCCGGGAGTACTCCAATTTCAGCTCGTCCCACCCGAAGTCCACGTCCTCGAACTTCACCTTCGGGTGGTCGCGCCGCAGGTACGTGAACAGCAGCGCACGGCGGCAGAGGCTGTTGCCCTGCAGGACGTCCTGCGTGAACTGGGCAAAGTGCCGCGACGTCCTGCGCTCGATGTCCTCCCGCTCGACGCTCATGAGCTTCTTCGGTTCGTAGCGCCAGCGGGTCGCCTCCGACTCGCCCTCGCGGTGCAGCACCAGGAACATGGGTGTCTCTCTTCTCTATCGGGCCCGGGCCGCCAGGCGCCGGGCCATGGATTCCATCGCGTCGTAGACCGCCGCCCGGTGGCGGTCGGCGTCGTTCTCGAAGGCCTCGTCGAACCACTGCCTCTTGCCCACCTGGGTGCGCCAGGGTTCGCGCCCGTAGGTGAGGGTGCGCCACCCGCCGTCCCGCCTGTTGGTCCTCTTCGGTGCGTTGGCGAACCCGCGCAGCCCGGGGGTCTTGAACGCCTTCACCCTGGCGCCGGTCCACCGGCCGCCGAGCTTCACCTCGGGGCGGATCTTCTTCGCGATCCCGGCCCGGAGACTGGGCCCCATGCCCGTACCGGCCGACGGCATCGCCATGATTCCGGACTTGGCCATCGCCGCCCCGGGGCGCAGGGCGTCGCGCATGTTCTTCGCCAGCTCCTTGCGCAGGAGCTTGCCGTCTTCCTCGCGCCGGATCGCACGGACCAGGGCGGTGAGTCCTTCGTGTGAAACGGTGAGGTCGAACGGCGGGCCGCCGGCCATCAGGAGGTGGCGCGGGCAACGGCTCCCGAGGTCGGGTAGCCGACGGACACGGAGGCCTCGTCGCCCACTCCGCCCTCGATCGGGTTCCAGCTGTTGACCAGGAGGTTGCCGGAGTACTGGGGGTTGGAGGCGCCGACGGCGGACTGGTCGAGTCGGGTCACGAAGGGGATGACCGAGCCGAGCAGCGGCCACATGATGCTGTCGATCTCGGAGGCGGCGACGTCCTGCAGGAACTCGATGCTGACCTCGCCGCTCTTGAGTCCGCCGAGGACTTCCTTCCAGCCGAGGCTGGCGTAGGTCGTGACGTCCTTGTCCTCGACCTCGACCGTGACCTCGCACTTACGCATGTACTCGCTGACGTCCTGCCCGTTGAGGGAGAGGTACTGGGCGAGGAGAACCATCTTGGCCATGGCGTGATCACCTGATTCCGAGTGAGGCGGCGAGCATGAAGGAGGGGGTGGTGCCGGTCACCGTCCAGGCGATCCGGTAGTGCGTGTCCGTGATGGGGGATCCGTCGGTGCGCAGGATCTGCCCGCCTTCGGCGGAGGCCGCGTCGAAGGTGAGGCGGGTGGTGGGCGAGGCGAAGGTGTCGTCCTCGTCGGACTCGACGGTGACGGTCAGGGACGGGGTGGTGCCGGAGGCGGACAGGACGTGGACGGCGGCGTAGAGGCGCTGCCCGCCCGCGACCGCGCCGAGGTCCAGCGCGGTGCCCTCGCCGCTTGTGGTGCGGGGCAGGCCCGGCGGGTGGGCGATCTGCCCCCGCACCAGGGGCCACGAGGACTTGGCGGTGCCTGCCCACGGGGCGACTTCCCCGACGGCCTCACCGAAGGTGAAGTCGGTGCGCATGCCGAGGGTGAAGTAGGCGAGGGCGCCGACGGTCGACTCCGTGGGGCACACCGTGTAAGGGCCGCGTCCGCCGAGCGCCGCCCAGGAAGCGTCGTCCACGAGGCCCGGGTCACCGGCTTCCCACTGTCCTTCGCCCTTGATCTCGGCGGAGGACAGTCCGCCGATGACTTCCTTCCAGCCGCCGGATCGGTAGTTCGTCGTTTCCTTGTCCTCGACCTCGCCGCTCAGCTCAATCTTGCTGGAGGCGCCGGACAGATCGGCGCCGACCGCGAACAGGCGGCAGTCGAGCAGGATCTGCTTGGCCATTATGTGCTCCCCTCTCCGATGACCTTGATGGCCAGCTCGGCGCCGACGTACTGGGTGCCCTGGTGCTCGTACCAGCGGTATCCCTGGATCCGCATCACGTGCAGGTCGTGGGCCAGGCCGCCGAGCGCGTACTCGCCCGGGGCGCCCCGGGCCGACTCGATCGCCTCCTTGAGGGAGGCCGGTCCGGCCCCGGAGAGCAGACTGTCCAGGATCTGCTGGGCGGCGCGGTCATCGGCCCGGGAGACCAGGACCCGGCAGGTGAACTCCAGCTCGTCCAGCGAGCGGCGCATCGCCCGGTCGAAGGTGACGGTGTACTCGCCCACGAAGAAGTGCGGGGCGACCACCGAGTCCGGTACGTACCCGGTGCACGTCAGCTTCCCGATTCCCGCGGGGAGCGTCACCGTACGGGCGGCGTCCGCGAGCGCGTCACGAATCGTCGACGGCTGCACGGCTGTTCTCCTTCTTCCGGGCCCGGGGGCGTGGCCGTACGGCGGCCGGGCCGCCCACCTCTTCGGCTACGCCGGAGGCGACCAGGTGGGCGGCGGCGGCGGTGGGCAGGTCGGCGGTCTCGCCCCGGGCGGGCCACGGCTGGCCGTCGCGGGTGCCGGCCATGTCGACCAGCATGCGGATTCGCATGGGATCTCCTATCCGAAGGCGGGCAGCACGAAGTGCTTGATCAGGGCGTGGACATCGGGGTCGATGCGGGAGACCCGTACGACGCCCCACTCGGCGGAGCCGGTGACGCCCTCGGGGGAGTCGGCCCGCTTCGCGAGCCGGGACGCCTGCAGGAGCGTGGCCTGTTCGACCTCGACGGGGACGGCGGGCCACCCCCACCGGGCGGTGATGCGTACCCGGGACCCGCCACCGGTCGGCCAGGCACCGGACCGCAGGAGGCTGGTGATGGGCAGGCCCTGGTCCAGGGCGTCGGTGGGCTCGGCCTCCACCAGCTGCGTGATGTCGGTGAACGTCGGCCCGGCGCCGACCTCCACGGTCAGCCCGGTAAGGCTGCCGATGTCGGCGGTCAGCAGGTGGTCGCCGTCCTGGTCGCGGTAGGTGCGGCGCAGCGGGTTGATGATCCGGGCGGTGGGGGTGTCGGTGAGGTAGAAGCGGCGGCCGGTGTCGCGGTCGATGCCCCTGCTGGCGGCGGCCAGGGAGCGGGTGAGGCGGCCGTCGCGGGAGTCGTCGGTCTCGGGGATCCCGAGCTGGTTCTTCAGGGTCGCCAAGGTGGCGTACTCGTTAGCCACGTGTATCGCCCTCGGGTACGGGCGGGGGAAGGTAGTCCGCCTCGGAGAGCCACAGCTGCTTGTGGTGGGTGGTCTTCACCCCGGTGTGTACGTGCAGCGGGATCTGCTGGAGGCCCAGGCGCCAGCAGAAGGACAGGTCCTCGGAGACGAGGCGCCCGTCGCCGTAGCGGACGCGGTCGAACCAGGTGTCGCCGTGCTCGGCGCGGATCTTCTCGGCGGCGGAGCGGTGGATGAGCAGGCAGGCGGCCCCGGTCCCGGCGACCTGGACGAGGGTGTTGTCGGGGTAGTGCCAGCGGGTGGCGAAGCCGACGTTGCCGTCCGGGTCGTGGGCGGGGTTGTAGAGGGTGGGCACGGCCATGATCCGCCGTCCGCCCATGCCGTCGAAGTGGGTCTCGCGGGCGGCGAAGCACAGGGCGCCGACGACGGGCCGCTCGCTGGGGTCGGCGGCCTGCAGGAGCCGGTCGACGGTGTCGGGGGCGAAGCCCATGTCGGTGTCGATGAACCACAGCCACTCGTGCGGGGTCTCATCCAGCCACCGGGTCATCACCTGGTTGCGGGACTCCACCAGCGCACCGCTCGAGGTGGAGATCATGAACGGTCCGCCGGTGCCGATGATCCGCCCGTCGTGCAGCTGGTCGTGCACGACCAGCCGCATCACGGACTCGTGCCAGGAGTGCGAGACGTGGTGCGGGTGGAGGTAGGCCATCTGCACCAGGCCGTCCCCGCTGGGCGGCTGTGCGCTCTGCTCACCCACCGGCCTGCCCCCCGTTGTCGTCCTTGCGGCCGGGACGCTTGGCCATGGTGCGCTTCTCGCCGGGGGCGCGGGTGGCCCGCTCCACCGCCGGGCCGGTGCGCCCCGGCCCGGCTTGGCCGGCATCTTGATGTCCGGCTCGGGGGCGGCCTCGGTGAACAGGTCCGGGCGCTCCCGTACCAGGGGGTGGTCGTCGTCGATGGACTGGCCCGGCTTCAGGACGGTCAGCCCGCCCGACCAGCGGACCGCGCCGGAGCATGCGGAGTACTTCATGGTGGGTCTTCTCCTCTTCAGCCCAGGAGTGGGTCCGGGCCGCCGCACAGGCTGAAGTGCACGGCGGCCCGGAGACAGGGCGGGTCAGGCGGAGCGGTTGACGAGCAGCCGGAAGGCCTGCGGGTTGACGACCCCGGCGCCGACACGCGCCCAGGCGAACCATCCGCGCTGCCCGGTGGGCCGGTTGTTGGTGACGTCGAACAGCTGCGGGATGAACTCGACGGTCATGCCCGCACGCTGGGCGACCAGGTACCCGTTGAAGTCACCGACCACCAGCAGCGGCTGGGTGCCGGTGCCGGCCGGGTCGTCCTCCATGAAGTCGTTCATGGGGTACTCCTTGCCGAACAGCCGCGGGATCGCCTCCTGGGTGATGTCCACGGTGAAGTTCGGGTCGGTGGTGCCCAGCTGCCGGATCGTGTTCTGCACGTCGGTGGACGACAGCCACGCGGTCGAGGACCTGCGCCGGTACTTCTGGGGCAGCTGGTTCCACAGCCCGTAGATGTCCGTCGCCCCGACCACCCCGGCCGTGGTCAGCTCGATGTTCGCCGGGGAGGTGAGCGCGTCGAGCGAGGAGATCAGACCGTTCGGCTCGTTGCTTCCCGACGTGCCGGTAGTCAGCTTCTCCGCCAGCAGCTCGTCGTACCCCTCGGCCAGGAGGGAGGACATCTGCTCCGCGAAACCCGGCCAGTCCATGCCGATCTCGATGCTGAACGGGATGAACCCGTCCGCGCGCCGGGTGGGCACCTCGGGCTGGGCGATCGTCGGGGAGTTGTCCCCGGCGGGTGCGGCCTCGGGCTTGAACGACCACGACACCCCGGCCGAACTCAGGCCGCGCCAGGTGTCGTTGGTGATCGTCTCGACGCGGGCCAGGCGCAGGATGTCGTTCTCCGATCCCTGCGCCGTGAGGATGATCGTCGGGTCGATGAGCACCGGGACGGCGAACCCGCCCGAGGCGTCCACCCCGATCGACATGGCCCGCTTGATGAGCTGCACCTGCTCGATCGCCCGGGACTCCTCGGGGGAGAACACCGGCGCCGAGGACGCGGCGATCTTCTGGAACGCCGAGCGGTAGTGCGGGTTCTCCGTCGCCAGCAGCAGACGGCCCACCAGCTCGCCGTTGGTGTCGCCGGTCTGCGTGCGCAGCAGCCGCTGCACCATCGACTTCTGGTCCGGCTCGAGGTGGCGGCCGCCCATGGAGGAGTCGACCACCGCCATCGACCGGTCGTAGACCGCGCGGCCGGACAGGGTCCGCGGGTCCTCGGAGAACGGGTCCTGCTGCGGGGAGAACTGCGTGCTGCTCCACCGCTCGCGCGAGGCGCGCAGCCGCTCGGACCGCTCGAAGCCGCGGACCTCCTGCTCCCTGAATCGCAGCTCGCCCTCGAGGTCGTTCCAGGAACGCTGCGCGTCCTCGTCCAGATCCTCGCCGTCGGCCTCCTTGTCCAGGACGAGCATCTCCTCGTGGATCTGCCCGACCCTCGCCGCCGCCGCCGTCAGGTCCTTCGACCGCTCGAACACCGGCTCTTCTTCGTCCCGCTTCCGGGCCATGCTGATCACCCTTCCTTTACGCCAAGCAGAGTCATGCGACGGCGACGTGCCGACGCGGAGAGTCCGTTGACGTGGCGGGCCGGATCGCTACCGGGTGCCGGGGTCAGCGGTGCAGGTTGTGCTGCCGGAGTCACGGGCCCGCCGTCGAGCGGGGTGCGGAGTCCATGCATCGCACGGAATGCTGCGAAGCTGCGCTGCAGCTCCTCGGTCTGTTCCTGGTCGCGCTCGCGCAGCGACTCCATCAGCCAGTCCACACCGGACCGCGTCGCGGACCTCAGGCCCGCGGTCGCGTCGGGGTTGGCCGGCCAGGTGACGGGCCCTGCCTCGAACAGGCGGACCTCCTTGATGGTCCGCTCGGGCAGACCATCGGGGTTGTGGTCGCTCACGCCCGGGTCATGGTTCCAGTCCTCGCGCACGACCTCGAACATGAACGAACTGCCGTAGGCGCCTGCGCGCAGCCCGGGAATCAGGTCCCGGTTGTAGGAGGTGTCCAGGAGCGGGACCTCCATGTACGGGGAGGACTCCCGCTCCTCCAGGACGCTGGCGACACCCAGGCTCTTCTGGTCGATGGTGAAGTCCCGGCCGTGGTTGAACAGCACCTTCACCCCGGCCGGGCCCAGAGACTTGATCGTGCGCTTGAAGCTGCCGCGCGCGGTCTTCTCCAGGAACCGGCCCTCCCACCAGGAGTCGATCTCGTACCAGGTGTCGAACCGGGAGAACTCCACCGTCATCACGTCGCCGGTGTCACCGGCCGACGCGGTGCTGCCGGCGTCGACCACGTCGACATCGGCCCGGGCCAGCCGGGGCGCCATCACAGCGCCACGGATCAACTTCAGTCCGCGGATCGCGGCCATGGTCACTCCTCCTGCTCGGGGTCTTCATCTGCCGGCGGCGGCTGCACACCCGCGCCCGCAACGAACGGGGCGTCGCCCCACGCGACGGGGACCATGTCCTCGGTGTCGCGGACCTGGTTGATCGTCTGCCAGTTGTGCGTCAGCGCGGAGGCGTGCGCCAGGTAGCGCTGCATGGTGTTCGTCTCCAGCAGCGCGTCCCGGTTGAACCGGGCGTACTGGGGGCGGGGCAGGAACTGGGACAGCACCCGCTCGGTGCGGCGGATCCACTTGCCGACCGCGTACTTCAGCAGGCTGATGTCACGGTCGACGATGTTGGAGTACGTCATCGACCCCGACCCGTACCCGAGGATCTCTGCGATCCCGGGCCGAAGATCCGGGCGCACTCCGCCTGCGAGTACTTCTGCGTCTCCAGGAACTGGGACTCCTCCGGCGCGAGTTGCAACGGCTTGTACTGCCAGCCCTTGCCGAGCACGACCGGTTCCCGCGTCCCGCGCAGCGCGGCCAGGAACCGGGCCTTCGCCTTCTTCACCTGGTCGTCGTCGAGCGTCACTTCTTCGTTGATGAGGAGGGCGTTGGGGTGCGCCCCGTCCTGGAACCACTGCAGGCCGAAGCGGGTCGCGGTCAGTGACAGCCCGATCGTCGAGGCCAGCAGCCGGATCGGGGACAGACCCAGCACCACCCCGGGCACGGGGTTGACCCGGCGGTGCAGAAACCGGGACGTGGGGATCGTGGTCCCGTTGACCATCCACCGGATCTCGCCCTCGTCCATCGACCCCGACACCCGGTCGGGATGGAACAGCTCCACCTGCTGCAGGAACCCCCGCTGCTGCGCTGTAGTTCTTCCCCGAACAGGTTCCCGCGCAGCAGCCACGACATGACCGCCCGGTAACACCAGTCCGGCAGTCCCTGCCCCGACCCGTCCGGGTCCTCCAGCCACCAGGGGGTGCTGATCTGCTTGCGGTCACCGCCGCTGCCGCGGAACACATCCAGCGGCAGCTCGCTCACGAGCGAGGCGATCAGGTCCGTTGCCGCGTACACCGCCACCGACTGCAGCGACGACTCCGCCGACGACAGGTCGATCTCCGAGTAGCTGCTCTTCATCCGGGCCAGTACCTGGTCCAGCGGCATCGCGGGCAGCGACCGCTCCCCACCGCCGCCTCCCGGGCGGGATGTGCGCCACACGCTCACGGCATCCTCCGATCCAGCGCCAGGAGGAACGCCCCGGCGGCGGCGAAGCCGAGCGGCGCCCAGGCCAGCCACATCCCGTACGAGACGAGCACGGGGCCCGCGATGCCGGGCACCACCCGGGCGGTGGCCCCGGCGCCGTGGGCTGCCGCGCCGAGGGCGCGGCCGATCCAGTTCTTCATGGTCCTCACCAGATGTTGGCCAGCGGGTCGTAGGTCTCGAGCACCTTCGGGCCGCGGGTGACCAGAGCCCACCGGGCGATCGTCACGGCGGCGAAGGGGGCGGCGTCGGTCAGGCTGTTGGTGCGGTCGATCGTCCAGGCGTCCCCGACTCGGCGGGAGCGGGCGCCGTTGACCGACGCGGTCAGCGGCGTCTGGTCCAGGTGCCGGGCGGTGCCCTGGTTCATCGCGTCGGCCATCTGTCCGCACGCCTCCGAGGTATCACCGGCCCGCAGGACGACGAGGTGCCCACGGTGCGGCTTGTCCTTGTCCTTGGGCACCTTGATGCCCGCCGTGGTGAGATCGTCGATCAGCGACGCGGCCGGCGACCCCGACCCGGCCACCGCGACGATGAGCGGGTTCCACAGCTTGGCCAGCCGCGTGATTGCCGGGACCACCCACGCGGTTCCCGCGCGCCGGTCCATAACCTCCAGGTGCACCAGGCCGTCCGCGCGCACCGACGCCATACCGATCGTCGTGTGCGCCCGGTCCTGGGACACGTCGATGCTGAACGCCATGTCCGCGCCCGCCCGCGATGCGCCGTCGGCCAGGCCCGCCCACCTCTTCTTCGGGATGTTCGGATCCTCGGGCGGGGCCGCCTTCCGGGTCCGGTTCAGGTAGGCCCGGTCGAACGCGCCCGGGTCGGCGGCCATCTTCTCCAGCTCCGCGGCGATGATGTCCTCGGTCACCGTGTAGCCGAGCGCGGGCAGGCAGGCCCGCCATGTCGCCGGGTCGTCGCGCGGCATGTCCTCCGGAGCGAACCACTCGAAGTACGCCGTACGCGGCCGCACGCCCTCCTTCCACAGCGCCTCGATCAGCGCCCGCCCGGTCTTCCGTTTCCCGTTCAGCCATACCGACTTCTCCGTCCCGCCGGCCGACGCCCACCACAGCTGCGCCTTGAGGCGGGTCAGCATCGCAGGGCTGAACGCCTGCTCGAGCCGGTCGTCTTCGGCGGCGAACGCCTCGTCGATCACCCCGAGGTCTAGGGCCGGACCGTGCCCGGCCTTCTCGGTGTTCGCCGTGATCCCGAGCCGGGAGCGGGTCCGCTTCCAGATGATCGCCTCGCTGCCGTTGGCCTTGCGCGAGGTGATCCGGCGGCCGAGAGGAGACGCCTCGATCGTGGCGAGGAACTCGTCCTCCCACCGCGTCCGCGCCATGATCCGGTTCTGCGCGGCGTAGACGATGTTCTGCCGCTGGCCGGCCGCCATGCGGTGGACCATCAGCGCGAGGATCTGCTGCGTCTTGCCCTGCTGCCTGGGTACGGACAGCCCGACCTCACGGTGGGCGAACACCCCGGTAGCCGGGTCGATCTCCAGCGCCACGTCCAGGACGTACTTCTGCCACGGCATCGGCGGAAACCCGAGCTTCTCCATCACCCGCCACGCGGCCGGGCCGAGCGACTCGAACTCCGGCCGCCGCGGCGTACCCCACCGCGGCGGGCACGTCAGCCCGTACAGGTCCAGGCACTGCTGGGCGAACTCCTCCGGCGGCGCCCAGGTCTCAGAGGCTGCCGAGGTCACCGAGGTCGTCATCGTCGTCGTCCTCCACGGCACGCCCCTCCACCAGCGCAGCTACCGTGGCCCGCAGCTCACGCGCCAGGTTCGGGAGGATCTTCGCGTCGTTCGGTACGTACACCGACGCGCCGCAGGAGTCGCAGGGGACGGGGTGGTGGCCGTCCATCTGGCGGGCGAGGCGGCGGGCAACGGCGGCGTGCGTCGGCTCCATCCCGGTCAGGTCGCCCAGGTTCTCGATGTCGTCAGCGAGCGCAAGCTCCACCGGCCCGGGCTCGTTGCGCCGACGTCGCCGGGGGACGGCGGCCTCCTTCAGCTCGGCCGCCGGCAGGAGGGTGGCAGGGCTCACGCTGAACACGAGAGCCAGGGCGGCGAGGTCGTCCACGTCAATGCGGCGGGTGCCGGACTCGATCCGGGACACGACCGGTTGGGACATCGGGCGGCCCACATGGGTGAGCCGCTCGGCAAGTTCGCGCTGTTCCCAGCCGCGGGCCTCGCGCTCGGCGGCGACCGTGCGGGCAGTGTGCTCGGCGGCCGCGCCTGCCTGGAACGCCATGGTGTGCCCCCGTTCACGGCAGCGTCGCAGAAACCGCATACGCCCTGTTCAGCCCGGGGAGAGAAAAATAAAAGGTGGGCGCGGGGCTGGGATGACGATCTCCCAAAAAAATCCCGGCGGATTTCCCGACGGCTTGCGGCGATTCGGGCTGGTCAGGCGTCGTCTTCGTCGTCCAGGGCCCCGGTGGCGTGGGTGTCGGTGAGGCTGCGCGTGGCGGGCAGGCCGAGCCGGGTGAACGCCTGCCAGTGCTTGGTGTGCACGGACGCCCGCGAGCCGCTGAGGGCGACCTGCGCGGCCTCACGCAGTGCGGCCAGCTCCCCGTCGTTCAGTACGAGGGTGTGCTTCGTGATGCGTGCCGTGCTCAGCTCGGGCATGGGGGCTCCTTCGTCGGTCAGGGTCCGGCGTACCAGTCGCGTGAGGTGTTGAGCTGGGGGGTGCGGGCGTTCGCGCCTTTCTCGCCGTTGCAGTTGCGGCCGCAGGTGGGGCAGCGGTTGATGCCGTGTGCGGGGGCCCAGTTGTCCTGGTCGCGGGGGTCGGCTCCGGCGGCGACGGGGGTGACGTGGTCGATGACGTCGGCGTTGGGGTGGCCGCAGAGGTGGCAGATGTCGCTGGCGGCAAGGAAGGCGGCGCGGGCCTTGCGGTAGTCGTACGCGGTGAGGTCGTCACGGCCAGCCACGGTCACCTCCGCCGGTCTCGGCATCGCTTGTTGCCGCAGTCGATCAGGTTCGGGTCGGCGTAGGCGTCGGTGAAGCTGACGTTGGGGTCGGACTGGAGCTTGGTGACGGCGTCGGGGTCGATGCCTGTTGCTGCTTCCAGCTCGGCGGTGCGGCGGGGCGAGGGGGCGTCGTGGGTCGCGCAGGGGCGACGGGGGAGACCGAACATGGCGTGGCCTCCTGGCGTGCGTCGGCCCGGCGGCGCGGTGTGCGCGGCCGGGCCGGGGTGGTGCGAGGTCAGGTGGCGGGGCAGGTGCGCCCGTCGTTGGTGCTGAACTCGGTGGTGCCTTCGTCGAGTCCGGTGGTGGCGGCGCCCATGGTGCCGATGGCGTACTGGCCGTTGGCGAGGCGGTTGTCGACCTTGGCGGTGCCGCCGGTGGAGCAGTTGATCATGATGTAGTAGCCGGCCTCGTCCTTGAGCCCGCGCACGACGGTGTCGAAGACGGCGCGCAGGTCCTTGGTGCTGTCGACGTGGACTTCCACGTCGCGCTTGTTGCCCTCGGTGTCCTGCTTGACGATCTTGTACGCGGGGCGGGCCCGGCGGCCGGGGTGGCCTCGTCGGGTGTGGTGCCGCAGGCGGTGAGCGTGGCGAGTAGGGCGGCCGCGGCGAGTGCGGTGGTGGTGCGGGTGCGCATGATCCCCCCTGGGATGTACGTACGTAAGGGGCCATCATCGGACACCGGGTGCTGCTGTGTCCGGGGTTCGGGTGATGCGGGCGCTACGGGTGTTGTTCGGGGATGCCGACGAGGCGTAGCGCGCGTGCGCGGGTGGCGAGTTCGGCGCGGGCGACGTCGTCCAGGCGGTAGAGGGGTCGGCCGGTTTCGGTGAGTCCGGCTTTGTGGAGGTGGCCGCGGGATGCCCAGTCGCGGATGGTGGTGGGGCGGATCGCGGCGGCGCCGGCGGACAGGAGTTGGCGGGCGCGGTGGGCGTGGGCGGCGGCTTGGGCGGTGGTGAGGAGGTCGGTGTCCACGGGTCTCCTCGGGGATGCGACGGAGCCCCTGGCCGGTGGTCAGGGGCTCTGTGGGCACACGTGTGGTGGTGGCAGCAGTGTCGCGCTAAATGCTGATCTTGTCCAGCGGGTGGCTGTCAGGTGCTCTGTGAGCGGGTGTCGACGGCGCGTCCGGGGGGCTCCGGCTTCGGCTCCAGCTCCGCGTGGGCGGGCTTCTCCTTGAGGAGGCCGAGGCGGGCGTGGACGCGGCCGAGCGCGGCGGTGGTCGCCCGGGCTGCGGTCTGGGCCTGGGTGATCTCGGCGTAGAGCGCGATCAGCTCCGCCCGGGTGTCGGTGACCCCGATGGCTTCGATCTGCTGGTCGTGACCGGCGATGAGGTAGTCGACATCGTCGAGCAGTTCGGGGATGCGCTGCATCAGGGTGACGAGGTGGCCGACGACGCGGTATCCGTCGCTGGGGTAGGTCCAGCCCTCTACGTCGGTCTCGTCGGTGCAGCGGGCCAGGCGGCGCAGGGCGTCGGCGGCGACGTCGGCGTAGAGCCAGGGCCGGGTGTCCATGAGGATGCCGCCGTACGTGGCGGTGTTCTCGTCCAGGATCCTGGAGGGCTCGTCGAGGTGATCGGCAGTCATGTCGTCATCGTCCCTTCTGGGTGGGCTTGGGCGCAGGCGAACGCGGCTGTTGCTGGGCGGCCTTGGTCTGCTCGTTGCGGCGGCGCAGCGCCTCGAGGCTGATGGTCTTCTCCAGTGCCATGGGGTGCTCCTCAGCGGGTGTGGTGGATGTGGTGGCGGTGGGGGTTGGCGGGGTCCTGGACGACCTGGAAGGGGGGCGCGGCGGTGTTGCGGTCGTTGTTGTTGTCGCTCTGACCTGCGGCAACATCGCCAACAACAGGGGGCGCGGCAGGGGTTGGGGGAGGGGTGGGAAGTCCCTCCGGTGCACCCCTTCGCGGCCCCCCAGCGGGGGCACCCGTACGCCCGCCCGTACGCGGACCTTGTGGCGGGTGAGGAGGGCCCGGACGTGGCCGGTCTTCCAGGGGGTGGCAGGGAGGCCCATCAGAGGGGTGGTGGTGAGGGTCTCTGCGAGGTGGGCGAGGTGGACGCCGGAGCCCTCGGTGTAGGCCCCGTGGAGGAGGACGGCGACGTGCTCAAGGGGCAGCAGTTCGGAGGGGTGGCGGGTGTCCGCCGGGGGCTCCTCGACCGGCTCCTGCTCCTGGTCGTCGTCGGCGGCGGGCTGCTCGGGGACGGGCCCTTTCTGCTCCTCGGGGGGCATGGTGGCGAGGTAGCCGAGGGCGAGCGCGGTGATGGTCCACAGGACGGCGGCCGCGATGGCGATGCGGGTGGTCCAGGGCAGCCCGTAGATGAACCCGATGGCCAGGGCGACGCACAGGATGCGGAGGGCGGGCGAGCCCTGGGTGCGGGGTGTCTTCCTCTTTCCTGTCTTCTCCGGAGGGCTCTTCTCTTGCTGCTCCCCTGCCTCGGTCTCGGCCTGGCCGTCGGGCGCGGCGGCGGGGGTGTCCGGGGTGGGCTGCTTGGTGGGGGTGGTGCAGAGGATGAGGTCGATGGTGCGGCGGCTGAGGTCGGACCAGCCGAGCCAGAGGGCGGTCCAGAAGCGGATCCAGGCGTCCACGTCAGCCTCCGATCATCATCAGGGCGGCGGCGGCGAGCTGGCTGGGGACGGCCCAGAGGGTGCCGTCTCCGGTCGCGGGCCAGACGAACGCGGCAAGGAGCGCGAGGCCGGCGGCCCGTACGGAGGTGAGGGGCGCGGCGAGCATGAAGATCAGGAGGAGGAGGGCGACGGCGCCGATCCCGACGTGTCCGAAGGGGCCGTCGGAGCCGACGCCGAAGCCGGTCAGTCCCTGGGCGACGACCTTCTCGGCGTTGGCCCAGATCTTCCCGGCGGCGACGTAGGAGGTCCCGGCGAGGAACGCGACGGTACCGGCTCTCCCGGTGGTGAGCTTGATGCGGCCGCGGCCCCGTACGCCGAGGACCAGCAGGACGGTGAGGGCGAGGGCGATGCCGCCGGCGCCGAGGGAGCCGAGGACGGCGCCGCCGCTGGAGGGTGCTGCGATGACGTGCATGGTCGCGGGGTGTCCTTAGAGGGTGGCGGGGGCGTGGAGGGCCAGGGCGAGGGCGGCGGAGCAGACGGGGATGCGGGCGGCCCAGACCATGACGGGGCGCAGCGCGGGGGGCATGTAGGGCAGGCCGGGGAGGTAGCTGGCGACGATGTAGGTGACCAGTCCCATGGCGATGCCGACGGCCGGGGCGGCGGGCCGGTGTCGGCCAGGAGGTCGTGCATGAGGGCGACGAGGCCGGTGACCCAGCCGACGGCGGCGGCTGCGGCGTGGTAGGCGAGCCAGATCCGGCGGCGGTGGAGCCGCTCGGCGGCCCGTTCGGCGGCGGGGTCGGAGGCGGTCCACGGGGGTGCGGTGGGCTGGGGCTGGTGGACGGTGACGTAGAGGCCGGGGGCCATCTCCGTCTCGGCCGGGGCGGGCGGCTCGGGGGTACGGCGGGGCGTACCGAAGGGGCCGGGGGCCAGGTGCCACCACGGGCGCCGCTCCTCCGGCTCGGCCTCTTCGTCGTCGTCCTGGCCGTCGTCCTGGTCCAGGTCGGGATCGGGGTCGGTGGGGGTGGTGGCCGGGGGACGTAGCGGACCTGGACGAGGGGCTCCGGCTCTGCCTCGGGTACGGCGGGGCCGTCGATCCGCTCGCGCAGCCAGGCCTTGACGGCGCTCTCGCCGTCGTCCTTCGCGGCGCTCATACGCTCTTCCCCAGCTTCTCCAGCTCGCGGTTGAAGAGGCGGACGACCGTGGCGCGCGGGACAGCTGTCCCGTGGATCTTGTGGATGTGGGACACGGCCTTGTCCTTGTCTCGGACACCGAGGTCCAGGAGTGTCCTGACGCTGTCCGTGACGCTCTTGGGCGGAGGGGCGAGGGGCACGGTCTGGGGCTCTGGCCTGCTGTCCTGGCTGTCCAGGAAGGCCTGGACAGCTGTCTCGTCGTACTCGAGGCCGAGCCGTTCGAGGTGGGTGAGGACGTCGTCGTGGGACACGCCGGGCAGGGTGGCCAGGACAGCCCGGACAGCGGAGCGGACAGTCGGGACAGCTGTCCCGTGCTGTCCCGGCCGGTGTCCTGCGGGAGCGCGGCCGGGGTGGTGGGGGCGTAGAGGGCGGCTTGGGCCTCGATGCGGGCGAGGTGGCGGGTGCGGGCGCCGAGCGCGAGGCGGGCGGAGATGTCGGCTTCCTCGTCCCGCAGCCACTGGGCGGTCAGGGCGGGCAGGGGGCGGGCCTGGTGGGCCATGACGGTGGACCACATCTTCTTCGCCAGGGCGGAGACGGCTGCCCCGGCGAGCCCGACGTACAGGGCCTCTTCGACCCAGCCGTGCGCGGCGACGACGGCCATGTCCGCGATCAGGGCCCAGTTCCCGGCCCTGCGGGGAGCGGCGGCGCGGGCGGCGTCGTAGCGGGCGAGCCATTCCAGGGCCATGCAGGTGACCCAGGCCAGGGCGAACGCGCACGCGGCGAGGTAGGCGATGGGGCGATGACGGCGCGGGCCAGGAGGTCCCCGATGCTCGCGACGGACCAGACGACGGCGACGGTCACCAGGAGCGCCGCGACGGCGGTCACCGCGGTGGTGACGGCCTGGTCCCAGTCGCGGGGCGGGGCGGGGACCATCACCTCGTAGTCCTCCTCTACCAGGCGCGTCTTGCCGTTCACGGCGTGCGGGACCAGGCGCTGGCGGGTCTCGGTGCGGTACTCGACGCCGGGGAGCAGCTGCTGCTGCTCGGCGGGGTGTTCGGTGGGCACGGTGCTCCTCCGGGAGCGAAGGCCGGCCGGGCGCGGTGGTGCGCCCGGCCGGGCGGTTCAGCGGGGTGCGCGGGTGGTGGCGGCCGTGTTTCCGGCGGTGCGGGCGGCGCCGAGCTGGGTGCGGGTCTCCCCGGTGGAGGGGAGCGAGGTGCGGCGGGCGGCGGCGGCCAGGCCGGCCTGGTAGCGGCGGGCGGCGTCGGCGGGGCTGATCTCCCCGGCGGGGCGGGCCATCAGCTGGTCGCCCGGTGGGCGAGCCGGCGTACGGCGTGGGCGTACTGGGTGCGGGTGCCGGTGAGCGGGAGGGGCTGCACGGCGGCGAGGGCAGCGGTGATGTCCCGGCCCACGGACACCGAGTTGTAGACGCCGTGGTGGTCCCAGGTGCTGATCTGGATCTCCGTGAACCTGCAGGCCTCGGTCATGGGCGCGTGGGGCGTCATGGCCTGGATGCGGGTCGCGGCGGCGTCCAGGATCAGCCGGACGCGGTAGGGCTGGAGGCGTAATGCCTCGTCCGCCGGGGCGGGGGCTGCACCGCTTGCGGCGGCGCGGATACGATCGCGCATGGTCGTCTCCTGGGCTCATCAGGGGGTGACCGGCCCCGGTCGGCGCTGGAACGCCATGTGACCGGGGCCGTTCTGTTGGCGAGTACGACCGTAGCGAGAAGTGTGGACAATGTCCACACTTCTCGGAGAGGATGACCCCATGCCCGAACCTCCCGAAGGGCCAGAGCAGGAGCCGGAGACCATGACCATCCCGAAACTGGCCGAACGCGTCGGACGCAGCCGCACCCTGATCCACCGGCTGGCGACCACCCCGGCCGAGGGCTGGCCGGCCCCCGTCTTCCGCCCCGGCAGCAGTAGGCCGGAATACGACGTCGCCTGGTTCGACGCCTACTGGGAGCAGCGGCAGGCCGGCATCACCCAGGGCCGACGGAACGACCTGAGCGCGCCCGACGAGGGCTGACCACCGTACGGAGCTGCGCCCCCGCCCATGGGAGTTGGGCGGGGGCGCAGTGCTGTTCCGGAGCGTACGGCGGGTCAGGCGGCGGTGGGGCCGTGGGTGTTGAGGGTGAGGAGGACGGTGGTGGCGAGCTGGCGCATGGTGGTGGTGCGGTGGGCGGCGTACTCGGTGGGGGTGAGGCGGGCCGGGCAGATGGTGCAGGTGATGTGCAGCTCGTCGTCGCGCTCGACGAGCGACCATCCGGAGCAGCCCGGGCAGGGGGCGTCCAGCGAACGGGTCTCCGGGCGGTAGTGGTTGAGCCGCCGCAGCCGGTGGATCAGGCCCTCCAGCTCGGCGTGCAGCGTGGCGGCGAAGGGCCGGGTGGCGACGTAGGGCAGGTACCGCTCGTGCCAGGTGCACCAGGCGGTGAGACCGGTGCCGGTGCGGGGCCACGCGGTCGCCACGCGGGACTGCCGGATCTGGGCGGTGCCGTTGGCGTCGCGGTGGACGGCGGGGATGTCGGAGGCGATGTAGTGCGCCCACCCCGCCAGGAACGCCCCGATCGGGACGCCTCCGGTCTGGTCGCCGTGCGGGTCCGCCACCGTGTGGGCCTGGCCGGGGCCCAGGAGGTCGAGGATGTCGAGGCGTACGGGGATGGGGGCGTGGGCGCGGCCGGTGGAGCCGCGGCGGGCCGGGCCGGTGTCGGGGTGGAGCAGGGTGCGGAGCAGCACCACCTGGTGGGGCAGTTCCTTGAGCCAGGCCAGGTGGGTGTGCTGGCAGGCCTCGCACAGGTAGTGGTCGGCGGGGGCGTGGCCGTGGCAGGCCTCGCAGGTGGTGTCCATGGTGCGCTCCGGGTGGTGCGGGGTGTTCAGAGGAGAGGGCCGGCGGGGACGTCGGTCACCGGGCGGCCGTTGATGTGGGTGGGCAGGAGGGGCTGCTGCGGCACGGGCAGCCGGACCGGCCGGGCCTGGCGGGTGTTGCGGGCGCAGACCGGGCCGATGCCCAGGCGCAGTGAGGTCTGGCCGGTCAGGCGGCGCCCGCACACGGCGCAGCGGCGCACGTCAGGCATCGGGCATCACCCGGATGTCCGCCAAGGGCACGTGCTGACCGAGCTGGGTGTGCAGGGACCGCAGCCGGGCCAGGGCCTGCCCGTCACGGCGGCGCAGCCGCTTGCGAGCCTCGGTCGTCAGGCCGTACCAGCATTTGAGGCAGAGGTACAGGCCGCTTTCCTTCGGTTCAGTGCGGCAGCTGGGGCAGGGCGTCATCGTGTGGTCTCCTCGGTGCGCTCGGCCAGGAGCAGGAACAGGTCGCGGGCCCGGTCGGCCCAGAGTTCGGCCATGCGCTCGGCGCGCTCGTACTGGGTCCGGATGGCGTCGGCGCTGGCGTTGGCGACGAAGCCCGGGTCGAGGTCCAGGTCCAGGGCGGTCATCGGGGCGCCTCGGGCGCGGCAGGGGCAGCGGGCTGCTGGTCGTCCTCGGGCGGGGTGGCGTCGGCTGACCACTCGATACGGGCGCCGTGGTAGCCGCCTGCGATCAGGTACGTCATGGACGAGGCTCTGACCGCGATGCCGTTGTCCCAGTCCTCGAACACCATCACTCCCCCTCCGCCGGGCAGCTCCACGCCGGGCAGCGGATCACCGTGTCGGGGGTGGAGGAGGAAGGCGCGGGGGAATCGGCCCGAGGGGAGGGGGACCACGGCCCGGAGGGTCAGGGCGCCGGTGACAGCGTCAGCGAGGGCCGCGCAGTGCTCCTCCGGCGAGGCCTCGATCCGTGCGGCGATGCGCCGCCGGTACTCGGTGAGGAGCGTGCCCTGGATCAGGGCGCGTGCGGCAGCCAGGGTGGCTGCCTGGTCCGCGTTCATGTCGGTGCTCATGGGGTCGGGGTCTCCTTCGTGGTGGGGTGCAGGTGTTGTATGGGCGGGACGGGCCGGGGCCGGTAGGCGTGGCCGGGGCAGCGGTCGGGGCCGGTCTGCCACCCGGCCCGTACGGCGGTCGCGTACGCCTCGCCCTGGTCGGTGCTCCCGGTCGGCAGGTACGCGCCGCACCCCCCGTACGGGCCGTAGGGGGCGTCGCAGCGGATGGTCAGGGTGAGGCTCACCGTTGCTGCACCCCGGTACAGGCGCGGTCACGGAGCTGGGTACGGGTGCCGCAGGTCCACCCAGCGAGGGCCTGGTCGAGGGCCTGCCGGTGCGCAGCCGCGTCCGGATCCGGCTGCCCAGCCGTACGGAGACGGCGAGCACCGCCGTACGTACCGTCGGGCCACTCCTCGGCCGCCATGCCCGGGCTCACCCCTGCCGCCCCTGCCACGGCACCGGCCTGACGGCGCCCGCCGCGGCCCGCTGGCCACCGCTGCTGCGCCTGGGCGGCGGGGCGGGGCAGGTGGCGTGGTGGGGCATCGCCCGCCACTCCGAGGGACGGGGCTCGGGGTGGTCCTTGGTCAGGGACCGGACGTAGAGCAGGCCGTCGGCGCCCTGGGTGACCGCGAGGTTCCCTTCCTGGTCCGGCTCCGCATTCACGGGCTGGCGGCGGCCGTTGGCGGTGGTCAGCGCCCAGCAGATCCGGGCGCGGCAGCCCTTGCAGTGGGTCACGTGGTGGCTGGCGGGCTTCATGCTGGGGTCCCTTCGTCGTGCTCGGGGCGGTGAGGTGGGGCAGGACGAGGGCCCTGCCGTAGAGGCGGATCGCGGCCGGGGCGCCGTGCTCGAGGAGCGCCTGGCGGACGGCTTCCGGGGTGGCTGCCGCGCGCAGCTGCTCGCGCTCATCCGGCCCGGGCGGCTCGGGCCCGGGCTCCGGCGGGGGCGGCCAGGGCAACCACCGCGTCGGCGGCCGCGGCTGGGCCGATGGTTTGGGCCGGGGCTCTACAACCGTCCGCCGCTGCGCCCCGGTCGCCTCCTCGGCGGCGATCTCGCGGGCGGTGGCGGAGATGTTGGCGCACAGGTGGCAGCGTTCGCCGGTGGACCAGGTGGTGCCGGACTCGCAGGAGGGCAGGCGGCATCCGTGCCGGACGAGTCCGGCGCCGAGGATCCACCGGCCGACCTCTCCGCGGTGGGCGTGCTCGGTGGCGGGGCCGTGGGCGGTGAGGCGGGAGTAGCGGGCGGTCAGCCGTGCGGTGAGGCGCTCGGTGCCGACTCCGGCGGAGAGCTGGCGGCCGATCTCCTGCCCGATCCGCCGCAGCACGTACGGGCTGATGGCGGGTAGGTCGTGGCGTACGGGCTCGAGGACCTGCCACACCCTCGGGGAGAGCTGGAGGCCCGGCCCGCGGTACGTGCCGCCGCTGTTGTTGCTGCGCTTTTCGCCGTGACCCGCACCCCGGAATGTCGGCGGGGCCGGGTTGTCCGCAGGGGCGGTCCGGTAACTACCCGCATCTCGCCTCCGGCGGATCGAAAGATTGCCCGCGCGGTCAGGAGTAAGGGAGCTGTCTTCCTCAGTCGCGAGGGACCCGTCATGATCGTCCGGACCGACCCCGTCATGGTTGTCCGTGACGGGCGGGCCGACCAGGTCGGAGACGGGGAAGAGCGCCCCGTCCTCCACAGCGTCCGCAGCCCCGCTGGGGGCCGGGACGGGGCGGAGGGGGCTGGTGTTGACGGTGACGGTGTGGCGGCCGCGGAGGCCGGCCCGGCGGTCCAGGGTGATCCACCCGGCGGCCTGCAGGTCGTCCAGGAGGCGGCGGCCGGTCTTCTCGCTCAGCGGCTCACCGGCGCTCTTGCCGGTGTGGTGGAACAGCTCTCCGGCCAGCTCGGCGGCGGTGACCGGCAGGCCCTTCGCGGTGGCACGGGCCAGGTGGAGCCAGGCGCGCAGGCGGCGCGGGGACAGGGCCTCGGCCACCCGTACGGGGATCTCCAGGGCCGCCTGGTCGCGGGGACGAGGCGGGCGTAGCGCTTGGCCGACCGGCCCTCGCCGCCCCGGTGGGTGCGCTGCTTGGTGAACACCCACGGCTCGGTGCCGCCTGGGCCGGGCCGGTTGAGATGGGTCAGGCCCCGCTCGACGGCGGAGGGCGACATGCCGAGCATGGTGGCGAGTTCGGCAACGCGGGCGGTGCAGGGGTCCTGGTCCCGGCGGGCGCCGGGGAAGGAACGGCGGGCGTCCAGGGCGGAAATCTTGACGTAGACGGCGACCGCCTCGTCGCAGAACTCGCTGCCCCGGTAGAGGGATTCGGGGACCCAGACGGTCTGCTCGCTGCGCCGGCGGGGCCGGTTGAAGCGAACACCACCGGCCCCGCCGCGGGTGCGGCGGGGCTCGGCGGCAGCGAGCAGACCAGGAGACATCAGGCCTGGGACTCCCCAGGGGCGGTGTGCTGCTTCACGCAGGCGGCGATCCGCTCAGCGACGATGCGCTGGATCTCTTCCTCCGGCGTCCAGTACAGGTCGGACTCCGGGTCGGAGCAGCTGGAGAGTTCCACGGTCGTCAGACGGGCGGCATTGCGGCCGTCGTCGCGCGGCCCGGCCGGAGCCGGGACGTGGCCGATTGCCTTCGGCAGGATCCACACCGGGTGGGACAGGTGCCCCCTGACGCCCTCGACCTCGGCAAGCTCGCCGCTCTCCTGCAAACTCCGCAGGGCGGACAGCACGCCGTTGCGCGACGCGTTGGTCCTGTCCATCAGCCAGGTGCCACCCGCGCACACCAACTGCTCAGGGCCTTCAGCGTCCTGGGCCAGGGCGAGCAGCACCAGCCGTGCCGTGCCCTTGGACGCGGACCGGGTCCACACCCAGTCCAGCGCTTCCTTGCTCATGTCGATACCTCTCAGTTCGCCCGGGCCCGATGCCCGGGGAGGGCGCATCATGCCCTCACCGGGCGGGAGTTGATCAGCCGGAGGGCTGCTCGGTCTGGGCGGTGGCGCGGGCGAGGGCGATCTCGCGCTCCCGGGCACGGCGCGGCTCCAGCAGGGCGAAGCCCAGGGCGCGTTGGGCGAGGAGGCCGTAGGCGAAGGCGGCCGCCGCCGTGCCACGGGCGATGTCCAGCGCGGTGTGCATCTGGGTGGCCTCGTGGTCGCTGATGTACTCCTGGCCGCCCAGGTTCTCGCCGTACTCGGAGGCCTGCATGCACCGCACGAGCGCGTCGTAGGCGGCGTCCAGCGCGGGGCCCTCGGAGAAGGTGACCAGGCCGGGGATCTCCAGGGAGGGCGGGACCAGGTCGCCGCGATCGGTGGTCTGGAAGACGACGTGCGCCGGGTGCTCGCCGCGCAGGACGGCGCGCACTGCCCACGCCGTGCCGGAGGCGTAGAGGAGGGCGGCCTCCTCGAACTGCCGCTGCGTCTCGGATTCGAGCGCGTGGTAGAGGCGGTGCAGGATCCGCTGGGCCCGCCCGTGCGGCTCGCTCGTAACGGTGCGGCCCGTGAGGGCGATGCGCCCCGGGTGCGTGCGACGCCGGTCGAAATCGACGCCGGAGGCGGTGATCTGGGCGGCCTGGTGGGCGAGCTGGTACTCGCGGGCCGTCTCGTACAGGGCGTACACGGAGTCGAACAGCGACTCCGTCCAGTGCTGGTCGGGCTTACGCACGGGGTGCCTCTTCCTGCTGGGTGCGGGCCGCCTTCATCAGGCGGGTCATGATCGGGCGGGGGATGGTGAGGACCAGGTCGGCGGTGTCGTACGGGGCGGTGGGCTGGACCTGCCGGATCCACCCGCGGGCCTTGAGCGTGTTGAGGGCGACAACGACCTGGCCGACGTGGAGCCCGGTCTCGTGGATCAGGCCCAGGAGCCGGGGCTGCCTGCCCTCGGGGATCTGCCCGGAGGCGTCCGCGTGGGTCGCCAGGGCGATCCCGACGAACCGGGTGTGGGGCGGCATGGAGGTGCCCATGACGGCCTGCTCGTACATCGCCCGGTAGGGCTGGTGGGTCTGGGTGGGGGCCGGGCCGGTCAGCGCCCGGGCGAGGTCGCTGGGGGCGCGGCGGGGCATCTGGGCCGGGGTCGGGCGGGAAGTCGTCATGGCGCCAACTCCTGTGTCTCGTCTGGCTGGTTGTCGGGGTGGTTGAGGTAGGAGCAGGGCGGCCAGCCCGGGCCCGGCGGGGGCTCGGGCAGGCCGCGCAGCGCGGACGGGGTGTGCCGGTCGCAGCGCCAGCCGGTGACGTAGCGGCGGGCGTAGGCCAGGCCGTGCGGGAGGCCGACGTCCCCGCACGGCGGCGGCCGCCGCTTCACGGCTTCGGGGTGTTGATATGGCCGCAGTGGGTGCAGCGCAGACCGGCCGAGGTGACGTCGTGCGGCCACTCCATGTGCCCGCACCGCGGCCGGTCGCAGCGCGCCCACATCCGCCGCTCGGTGTCCCGGGCGGCCGGCCCCGGGGCGGGGGCCGTGGGGCGGCGGGGCAGGAGCCGGGAGGCCCAGGGGAGGACGACGGCCAGGACCACGGAGCAGAACCCGACGAGCAGCCACTCAGACATCGGCCTGCTCCTGACGGGCGGCGACCAGGCGGCGGGCGGCGGCGGTGAGGCGCAGCTCCGCGAGGGCGACCCCGTACGCGGCGCACTGCCCCGAGCACCACACCCGGTCCGGCTCCCGCGACCCGTACACACCGGCCCGCGTCCACCCCGTCAGCGCCGGGTCGGCCTCGTCCAGGGCGTCGGCCTTCGTGCCGCATCGGGGGGTGCGGCACTGGCCGGGCGTCTCGACCGGGCGGCCGGGCTGCGGCATCCCGTACGACCCGCCGTTCCACTCCTGCTGCGCCCTGCCGGCGCTCTTCTTGCGCGGCGCCGCTTTCTTCTTCGGCGCGGTGAATCCGGGCGCTGCCATCACGTGGTCCCTTCGGTCTTGCGGTGCTTGGCGGTGGTGGTGATGTGGTCTGCGGCCCAGCCGACGGCGATGAGCACGCCGACGGCCAGGCCGAGACCGATCAGGGAGCACAGGACCCACATGTCCCCGCTCACGGCCGGGCCCCGGAGGGGGCGAGCAGCCCTCGTAACCGGGCCGCCGCGGCGGCGATGTGGGCCTCGGGGGTGAGCGCGTAGGGGACGGGCTCCTCGTCCAGCGGCACCACGTACGGCAGGCGCACGCCCAGGACGTGGGCGACCTGCTGCCACGCCTCCCACCGCCCGGCCTCCGCGGCTACCTCGGCCCGAGTGCCGGTCGTGGTCGGCGGGGCGGTGGGCAGGAGGCGGAGCAGCGCCGACTCGAGGGCCTCCAGCTCCTCGGCGGGGCTCACCGCTCGGCGTCCGGGTCGTACTTCGCCTCGGCCAGCACGGGGACCACGACGTACCCGGTGAACTGGGCCGGGCCGCCGTCGACCTCGACGGTGAGTTCCGAGAACTGCTCGTCGTCCTCGTCGCGGACCCAGTCGAAGAGGACCGTGTGCTCGGGCCCGTAGGACAGGGACTCCTCGGCCTCGGCGTGGGCCCGGGCAGCGTCCTCGGTGGTGTACGTGCCGAGCGGGATCGTCTCGCGCTCGGCACGGTAGACGGTGCGCTCCCGGGTCTCCAGCTCCGCCAGGTCCTCGGCGGTGTGGACCAGGCCCGCCGCGTGCAGAGCGGCCGCCTGGTGCGCGTACAGGGCGGAGGGGCGTTTGCCCGCCGGGTTCCAGTGCAGGGCAGCACCGGCCAGGACGTTCTGGACCAGGCGCAGCCGGTGAGCGGTGGACTCGCCCGGCTGGGTGTCCTTCCCCTCCAGGGCGTCGGTGATCCGGTCGGCCAGCGGTGCGGCGGTGCCGGTCCAGGTGTCGCGGCCGCCGTGGTGCAGCGGCTGCTCCACGATGATCCGGGCATCGGGGCGGGCGCCGGGCAGGACGCTCAGGATGGCGTCCAGAACCAGAGTACGGATCGTCATGCCGTCGCCCTCCTGCGCAGGCGGCCGAGGAGCGCGGCGAACGTCGACGGCGACGGCGACGGGGTCACCGGCTTCGTCCCGGTCTCGGCCGGGCACACCGTGATCGCGGCGAGGCACTCGGTGTGGGTGACGGGGCGGGCGGCGGGGATCAGCGGCCCGTACACGGCGTAGACCTCCGGCAGCGGCAGGGGGCCGTCCTCGCCGGACTGCATCAGCGGCTCGCCGCCCTCGGTGGTGGCGCCGGTGAAGTCCCACTGGTTGCCGTAGACGTCGAGCTGCGTACGGGTCAGGTCGATCAGGACCCCGTCGAGCAGCCAGGTCGTCAGCAGGTGCGTGGTCACTGCGCCACCGCCGGCACCGGGGCGTCGATGAGGGTGTACGCCTCGAACCGCACCCCGGACTCGGTGACGCCGATCGTCTCGACGCAGATGCTGCCCTTGCCGTGCGGCCGCTCGCTCACCTCGGTGCCGACATGGGCCGCGAACCGGTGGACGGCGGCGGGGTCCTTGTGGAAGGTGAGAGCCAGGCTCGGTCCGGCCTCCCACTCCGAGAGACGGGTGTCGATGTGGGTGGGCAGGACCGGCGTCGTCTTGATGATGTGCGCGGCGGCGTCCAGAGCCGCCAGGTAGCCGTCCCGGCGGGCGAGGCCGTGCACGATCTCCGCGCGGGAGGCCTCGGCCAGGATCGTCGGCTCGCTCTTGCCCGAGAACTGCCACAGGTCGGGCATCCGGCGCAGGGCCAGCGCGGAGCTGACCTCGGCGTGCGTGGTGGGGGGCTTGGTGAGGAGGAGGTGCCAGGGGGTCTCGCCCTCCGGCTGGGTCGCGGCGGCCAGAGCCGCGGCGATCCTGTGCTGGGTAAGGTAGTTGGACACAGTTACCTCTCAGTGCGATTGAGATGTGCTGGTGGAGGGGTCGCCTAGGGACCGGCCAGGGTCCAGGGCGGCCCCGCTGCGTGCCTGGGGCGGAGGCTCAGTTCCCGCTACGCCGCGGTGAGGTCGTCCTCGAGCTGCGCAAGCTCGCTCATCTGGCGGGCGCGCTCCGCCTCCTTGGCCTGCTGGCTCTTGATCCGGCGGGACTGGGCGGACTTCAGCGCCAGCTCGGTGTAGTGCGCCTTCCGCAGGGAGTCGGCGGCCGCCTCGATCTGGGCCTCGGTCGCCTGCGGGTGCATCTCCCGCGCCTTCTCCAGGAACCGCGTGTGATGGCTGGCCCTACGTGCGGCCGCCGTTCGGGCGGACCGGTCGGTCGTGGTCGACCAACTCTTGTGGGCTGCGAGCCTCATCCGCATCGACCGTTCGCTCGTGCTCATGACGGAGTCCCTTCCGGTTGACCTCGCCCGCGGGCGCGGGCAGTGGCTGAAAAAAGAGAGCGCCCTCGTGTACGCCCAGCGCCGCAGTAATACGCCCTGCGACCTCCGGAGGCACGGTGGTGCGCTGCCCAGAGAGGAGTGCGTGGATCTTGCTCTTTGACGCCCCTGCCACCTCGGCCAGCTCTCTGATGGTCAGTGGCCTGCCCTTCGGCGCCCACCGCATCAGCCCCCGCAGCAGTTCGCTGTCGGTGAGCTGAAGCCGGTCAGGAGTCACGGGCACCTCCGAATCCCTGCCCGCGATCGCGGGCAGGGCCCACTAAAGCACATCGCTCCAGCGGTGTCCACGATCGCGGGCAGGTACCGATTCGGGCAAATGTCGGCTCCTGGAGGGGGGTGGCCCCCCATTGCCGCCCGCGATCGTGGACAATGACTCACGAGCGCAGAAAGGTTGTGCCGCTTGACCTGCTATTTTCCCGATTCACTCCTACGCGGAGCGTGGACAATGCGTGTTCGGAGAGGGCGGTATGCCTGAGCAGCGCGACGCACTGACCGAGCTGGTGCAGGCGAAGGTGGGGACCGGGCGCAGCATGAGCACCCGTGCCTTCGCTGCCGTGGCTGTCGATCCGGAAAGCGGCTGGAGCCCAGGGAAGACCCTCGTCGGCAAGATCATCGCGGGGCAGAACTTCACCGTCACGCCGCAGCTGGTCTCTGCCATCGCGGCCGGGCTCAAGATGCCTCGAGAGATTGTTGCGGCCGCCGCTCATATGCAGACCATCGGGTACACCGTTGAAGAGCTTGCCTCCGGGCCGCCGGCCGTACTCGTTCGCACGCTCGGCGCGGGGCCGGAGGCTGGCCCCAAGGCCCTTGCTGTGGCGGAGCGTTGGGATTCCGACGCCGAGTACCGTTGAGCGATGTCGTCGCGAAATGGTTTATCTCTAAATCGTCACGATCGGAAGATGACAGACTGCAACAGGTGTGAACGCTGCGCCAACGGGGTCATGAGTCGTATGGTGGCCTGACCTCGCGCGTTTCGAACGCCAGTGCGATTCTGCATGTCTGGATCGTCAGCGGGATAGGGGGCCACGTGGCGCAAGTCCAAGTCGAGTCGGTAGACCTCGACCCAGGGACGCCGATGATGTATCGCGACTGCGGGAACGTCGTGAGGCTGGCCCATGATCCCGCCCAGATGGGAGAAGCCGCAGCACTCGCGCTGCTGTGCCTGCATGTGCCGAGGCTCGTCGGCTCCCTCGAAATCCGCCGTCTGGGGCAGTAGCCCGGACAGCCTGATGCCCCGGCGCCTGGCTCATCCCAGCCTGTCGCCGGGGCTCAGCCGCCTGTGGGCCAGGCGGGCCCGTTCACCACCGGCGGACGACGCGTACCGGGACAGCATCTGTCGGCTTTTCCACCCCGTGATGCGCATCAGATCGTCCTCGTTCCCGCCGCTGACCTTCCACTGGTGGGCGAAGGTGTGCCGGAACTGGTGAGGGTGCAGCGGGGGGATCCCCGCCTTGGCGCAGCGCCGCTTGAGCATGGTCCCCACCCCCCAGATCGTGATCCTCTGGCCCCGGTTGCGGTCTCCCCACCACAGCCACATGTCGTCTTCGAGGGCCTTCCCCTTGTGCTTCGCCGCAGCCCGCAAATACCGATCGAGGGCGGTCGCGGTCGCCCGGCCGAAGGGTACGGAGCGCACCTTGTTGTTCTTGCCGAGTACCTGGAGCACCATCAGGTCGAGGTCGAGGTCTGAGACCCGCCGGTCCGTCACTTCCGACAGGCGGACCCCGGTGTCGAGGAACAGCATGAGGATCGCCATGTCCCGCCGGTCCGCGTACGACTTGCCTCGGCACGTCGCGAACAGCTTCTTCAGGTCGGCGTCCGGGATGACTGGTACCTCGACCTCCGGCAGCGCCGGCGGCTTCATCGTCCGCATCGGGGACCGGTCGAGTTCTTCCTCGTCGACCAGCCAGTTGAACATCGTCTTCAGGCTGCGGAAGTGGTTGTGCGCGTTGCTCGGACTCGTCCGCTTCATCGTCGCCGTGATGTACGCCTCGACGTGCTCGCGGTGGATCTCCCCGAGCGTGGCCGGGGCCGGCCGCCCCGGGGTGCCGTCCTCGGCGGCCGCCGCCCCGTACCCGCCCTCCGGGTCGAGGAGGAAGGCGGTGAACGACTTCACCGCCTGGCCGTAGATCCGGATGGTGTTCTCTGACTTGTTCTGAGACCTGAGCGCCCGGAGCCAAGAGGCCCCCATCGGGGCGAGGTTGTACCGCTCGTCGTCTGTCAT